ATGAAAATTACAAAAGTAAAAATTAAACCCAATAGCACCGAAATAGGATATTTGGAATCCGAGGCGCGGGACTCAAAAGAGGTCGTTTTCAAAAGTTGGGATAAGCAATCCAAAGAGTTTGTGGAATCGTTACAAGTGTTAAAACCGCATGTTATTTACATACTTGAACTGCCGGAAGAGTACGCTGAAACTTTAACGATTACCGGAATTAGCATTAAATACGAGGATGCCGGAATCGGCGTGGTAATTTCTGCCACAAAGGAACTGGACAGTTTGGACGCCCCTCTGTGCCTGAACACACCGTATATCCCGCCGCAAAGAAATGAAAACATGCACACCCCCATGTCCGGCATGTTGGAAATGACGGTGGATAAAATTACGGCTATGGCGCAGCAGTTTATGGAAGGTATGCACAGAGCCCAAGGACAACTGTTTGACAAGGAGGGAACCCATGGCAACTAACAGCGTATCCCCGGAAGTATTGGCAGCCGAAAAACTGGTGGAAGAAATACCGGCCAAGCGCAAAGCGGATTTGACCGCCAAAGCGCAAAACCGCTGGATGCCTAAAAACTTTTACGCAAGCGGCATTAGCGAATGCGACCGGCAAATGGTGCACTCCCTGCTGGACTGGGACAAAAGACCACTGGCGGACGCAGGCCTGCAAGCCATTTTTGAAGCGGGTAAAAGCGAAGAAGCGCGCATTGTGCGCATGCTCTCTGAACTGGGCTATGAGGTTATAGCCCAGCAAAACCCCATACAGATAAGACACCCCAAAACCGGCGAGATTATCTGCACCGGGAAAATTGACGGCAAAATCCTTGTAGGCAGGAGCGCGGTCCCCATGGAACTAAAAAGCATGAACCCCAACGCCTATGCCCGAATAAACAGCGTGGACGACCTAGCAAAAAGCCCCTTCTATCGTAAGTACATAAAGCAAATGCAACTGTACTTATACGGAAACGGGGAAGAAGCCGGCCTTTTTATTATTAGCGATTTCCGCAACATCAAGGTGTTTATTGTTTATTTGGACTTTGGACTCTGCGAGCAAATCCTAAAACAACTGGAACGCTGCTGGGACTATGTGAAAGCCAAAAAATATCCTGACCCGATAGACCGCCCGGACGTTTGCCAGTACTGCCCGTTTGAATTCCTATGCACCAAGACCACGGTCAACCAAGGCGCATCCTTCTTGGAAAGCGAAGAGTTGGAACAGAACGTCGCCCGGTGGCTGGAACTAAAACCCATGAAGGCCGAATTTGAAGCCCTAGACAAAGCCATTAAGGGTCCGCTCAAAGACAAAGACATTTTGAACGCGGTAATTGGCACGAAATACCAAATCGTCGGACGCAAACAGAAGCGCACCACCTATGACACTAACCTGCTCACGGACGAGCAGCGCGAAGCCATAAAACAGGAAACATCCGTCACGGTCTATAAAATTAGCACGTTGGAGGAGACCAAATGAACATAAAAAGAAGAGGACTCATGCAAAACGTATTGGGGCTCGTTGGGGCCATTGCCGCTATTCAAGCAGGCATAAAAGCCTGCTATATTGTAGACGACCGCATAACGGTTTTACAGCGAAACGACGGTTCTTATAGCTTTAAAGACCACTACACCTGACAGGAACCAGCGCAAAATGTACAAGACCAAATTATTAAGGAAATACAGGAGCGCAAATTATGAAAGTGAAACCGTGCCCGCATTGTAAGAAAGTAAAGCCGGTGGAAGAATTTAACCGCCGCAAGAGTAGCAAATCCGGCAGACAAAGCTGGTGCCGCGCCTGCCAACACGGGTACAACGAGGAATACGAGCCCATCCGGGAAGCACGCCAAAGCGAACTTGACGGCAAATTCCACGTGACCCGCTACCCTAACGGGGTGACCGTGTATAAGCACAAGGACTTCAAACCATTATGAAAGAAAGCGCATTCCAAACAAACGTCGTCCGCATGCTAAAAGGCCAAGGGTTCTTTGTTTTTGCCGTACCCAATGGCGGCTCCCGGCACTATAAAGAAGCCGCGCACCTAAAAGCACAGGGCGTCATGGCAGGAGTGGCTGACCTCGTAATCTGCCTGCCAAAAGGGAAAGTTCACTTTGTGGAACTAAAAAACCTAAACGGAAAAGGCCGCCAAAGCCCCGCACAGAGGGCCTTCCAAGAGACTGTGGAATACTTGGGCAACCAGTACCACTTGTGGGCTTCGTGGGCCGATGTGGAGCGGTTTATGAACGACCACCGCAAAGAAGCCAAAAGTATGGAAGACGACCTGAAAGTGGGAGGGACCGATTAATGAAGATACCTTACATTAAAATATACACCGCAGACCTGCTGGCAAAAACGCGTCGGTTAAGCCCCCAAGAAATAGGGGAAGCGGTTATTGCGGCCTGCGAAATGGCCTTTGAAGGAAGCACCGAATATAAACCTGCCCAAGCAAATGCACAAGCATTTTTTAATATGCTTAATGACTGGACGGCGGAAAGCAAAGACGCGCTGAAAGCACAACGCACGCGCGCCAAAAAAGGAGCGCAAGCACGCTGGCAAAAAAGCGAGGTTTTAGACGGTGCCCAAGCATTTACAAAAGAAATGCCAAAGCAAAGTTTTACTCAATGCCATACAGATACAGAAACAGATACAGAAACAGATATAAAAGAAACTAAAAAGAAAAGCGAGCCGGAACCTTTGCTGCCAAAACCAAAACCGCAAACCTTACAGGACGCCGTGTTTGACCTTTTCTGGTCCGCCTACCCAAAACAACGGGCCGGAGCCAAGGACAAAGCCCGCTCCGCTTTTTATGCAGCCCTCAAACGCCACAAAGAACTTGACGGCATGCAGCTGGTGGCAAAAGCCCGCCAGTACGCAGGCAGCGACGAGGTGGCGCGCGGCTATGCCAAGGGCGCGCAAGCGTGGCTAAATGACGACCGCTTTTTGCAGGACTACAAGCCAGCCGGAGCGAACACGAAGGGGAGCCCCAATGCGCTACAAGAAGCGAGAGCCCGCGGAAACGCGCTTATTGACCGAATGTTTGGAGGACCCGAAAAATGAGTTTAGAAATGACCTGCCCCCATTGCCAAAAGCCGTACACTCTAAAAGAATTTACCGTCGGCAACTATAGCAGCAAAATCCCCTATCCGCAATGCGACTGCGAAAAGAGAGAAATGGCCCGGTTGGAAGCCGCCGAAAAAGAACGGGAACGCTTGCGCCGCATAGCGGCCCTCAACCTGCCAGCAATTTTTGAACCATTCCGGCTCAAAGACCTGACTTGTGAACACGCCGCAGACGCGCAAATCTACGTGGAAGGGTTCACTCCGCGCAAAAGCAAGGGGCTTTTTATCTACGGTCCGAACGGAAACGGAAAGACCACGCTCGGCGCGGTAATTTGCAAGGAACTTGCCTATCGCGGACGCAGGGTGCTTTTTACCACCATGACCAAGACCCTAAACGCCATGCAGGAAGGCGGCGGATACAACCAAGCAGCCAGCGCAACCAAGGTACTAAAAGACCTGACACTGTATGACTTTGTGCTTTTTGACGATTACGGGCGCGAGAACTACACCCCCCTGCGGCTGCAAAATGTTTTCCAAATTGTGGACCAACTCTACACGCACCGGACGGTGTTTGCCGTAACGGTCAACCCGGAGTGCATGGGCCGGCTGCAGAATTACCCCGAGCTGGAAGCGATTAAGGACCGTATGGCGCAAGTGCTGATGAGTTGGGCCTTTACGGGCCCAAGTTTACGGAGGACGAATAAATGAGCGAGAAAAGGATTTATTGCATTGAGGTCAGTGGCGAGTGTAAATATTTGCTGGATGTAAACCGACCGGCATTAGCACATCTTTGTGAAAGTACCCAAGGGCTTTACTGTACAAAAAATTTTTCCTGGAAACCGATTGTAAAAGAAACCTGCAAAGTTTGCTCCGCCGCAGAGTATTTAGGCATAACCCGCGAGCAGGCCATTGAGAAAATGGCAAAGGCAATTTATGAAGCAATGTGCCCTAATTTGTCGCAAATGTTTGCAGGAGGTTGGCACGCTTGTACAAAGATTGCCGAAGCGGTATTGGAAGATATATTGGAGGGTCACAATGACAAAAGATAGATTTAGATTTAGAATACCGATTACAAACCTAGACGGGGTATTTGATAGATTTATTTTTTGCGATGTTTATCACGAGCCTATCCATTTTATTGGGAGTGCTATATTTTTAACGCCCGAACAATGCACCGGACTTAAAGATGCAACAGGGCGGCTTATTTACGAGGGCGATATTGTTAGAGTTTTTTACGACCACTTTAACGGCACTTTCACAGAAAAAGAAGTCGTTGGACCTGTTAAGTGGGAGTGTGGAACTTGGATTGTGAATAATTCATTACTCAATCATTCCCCCGAATATGATGAAACTCATTTGGAGTCTGCCGCCGTAGAAGTAATCGGCAATATCCACGAAAATCCTGAACTGTTGGAGGCAAACAATGGAAACTAAATTAAAACCGTGCCCTTTTTGCGGAATTGATGCCGGGGAAGTATTTGATATGGGGAATTTTTACGTTTCCTGTTGCGAATGTGAAGCACAGGGGCCTTGCCGAGAAACAAAAAAAGAAGCCATAGAAGCGTGGAACCACCGCGCAGGGGAGTAGCAATGAAGCCCATAATTGACGTCTGTTGCGGCTCGCGGATGTTTTGGTTTGACCGAAAAAATCCAAAAGTTGTTTTTATGGACAACCGAACGGTAGAACAAACCCTTTGCGACGGACGAAAACTTGAAATAAAGCCGGATGTGGTGGGCGATTTCCGCCACATCCCCTACCCGGATAACACCTTTTATTTGGTTGTGTTTGACCCGCCGCACCTGCTCCGAGCCGGGCCAAAAAGTTGGTTGGCGGCAAAATATGGGAAATTAAGCCAGGACTGGAAGGAAGACCTAAAACAAGGATTTGCAGAATGCATACGCGTGCTTAAACCAAACGGGACGCTTGTTTTTAAGTGGAACGAGGAACAAATCAGCTTGGCAAAAGTTTTTCCCTTATTTGGGTTATCCCCACTATTTGGGCACCGCCGTGGAAAGACCCTATTTTTAGTTTTTTTGAAACAGGAGGACTTATGACAAGATACACCAAAAAACCCGTGACCGTGGAAGCCGTACAATTTACCAGCGACAACTGGCAGGAAATACAAAGATTTGTGCCGGAAAGCGTGCGCATTTACGACATGAACGGTTTTAGAATAAAAACGCTGGAAGGCGAAATGAAGGTCAACACCGGGGACTTTATCATTAAAGGCGTAAAGGGCGAATTTTACCCCTGCAAGCCGGATATTTTTAAGCAAACCTATTCACCGGATGAAGCGTGCGTGCAGCCCGAAAACTGCCCATTTTGCAACGCACCCGGAACGGACGTGCACATTGTGCAAGGGAACCCGCGCTATTGCAAATGCTACGTTTGCGGAGCGCAAGGGCCGCTTGGAAACACGGACAGCGAAGCCGTCGTCTTTTGGAACGGGCGCGCGGGGGAGGAATAATGCCTAAAACCTTGCATTTGACGCTTACCTACCACTGGTGGGATAAGGTGGACAGCGGCGAGAAAAACGCAGAATACCGCCGGTTTACGGCGAACTGGCGAAAACGATTAGCAGATGTACGCCCCGGAGATTTGGTCGTATTCCACCGGGGCTACACCAACCGCACGCTTACTCGCCGGATAGAGCAAATCCGCGTCATATCCGGATCGGACTTGCCCAACGAGGTGTATCAGTTTTTCGGATGCCCGAACGAAAGCCAGTTCTTTGAAATAGCACTTGACAATGGGGTTCATTGTGCTATAATATGAGTACCCACAAGTAGTGCCTAAAAAACCATAGACCGATTAAGGCGAAATTTCGCTTTAAGAGGTCTTTTTTTGTGGGTAAAAAAGACATAAAGTACGACCAGCACAACTACCGGGACCACGACGAACGCAACCTGTCGCTCATTAAAAAGAGCATACAACGCTGCGGAGCCGGGCGGTCTATTTTGCTGGATAAAAACGGCGAAATCATCGCCGGAAACGCTACCTATAAAACCCTGCAAGAACTCGGCATCCCCGTCAAAATCATACCCACCGACGGAAAAACAGCCATTGCCTTACAAAGAACGGACCTTGATACCAACAGCCGCAAGCGCAAAGAACTGGCGGCCTTTGACAATTCCACCTCGGACGGCGTCCGCTGGAACGCGGACAACCTCGCCGCAGATTTTGACCTGGCAGAACTGCCACAGCTAGGCATTGAAGGCCTGCAAAGCGTAGAACCTGAACCTGAAGAAATTGTGGAAGACGAACCCCCGGAACTTGGCGAAGTACCCACTCGCACCAAACCGGGCGACGTTTGGCAGTTAGGAACCCACCGGCTGCTGTGCGGCGACAGCACCGTCCCAACGGACGTGGCGAAACTAATGGAAGGCGAAACAGCCGACCTGCTACTGACAGACCCACCCTACAACGTAAACTACGAATCAGCAGACGGAAAAACCATAGAAAACGACCACATGGGGGCCGCTGCATTTTTGGAATTTTTGACAGCTGCTTTTGCCACCGCAAATGAATTTTTAAGACTCGGCGGAGCCTTCTATATTTGGCACGCGGACTCGGAGGACTACAACTTCCGCACCGCAGCCAAAAACATCGGCTGGCAAATACGCCAATGTCTGATTTGGAACAAAAACTGCTTTGTGCTTGGACGGCAGGACTACCAATGGAAGCACGAGCCCTGCCTGTATGGGTGGAAAGACGGTGCTGCTCACTTTTTTGTGGACGACCGCACCCAAAGCACCGTGTTTGAAGACAAGGGTGTGGACTTTAAGAAATTAAAAAAAGAAGAACTGGTCCAACTTTTGCAGAACATTTGTGCCGCCAAAGTAAGCACCAGCGTCATTGACTGCGACAGACCCAGCCGCAGCGAAGAACACCCCACCATGAAGCCGGTTAAACTGCTGGCCCTGCAAATCCGCAACAGTTCCCGCATGGGCGAAATTGTACTGGACCCATTCGGTGGCTCGGGAAGCACGCTCATTGCCTGCGAACAGCTAGGCCGCAAGGCACGGTTGGTAGAACTGGACCCCAAATACTGCGACGTGATACTGAACCGCTGGGAAAAATTAACGGGAGGAACCGCAACACTATGCAAATAACTGAGTACGTCACCCTAGGACACCCGGACAAAGTGGCCGATTACATATCCAGCCACATTTTAGACCGCTACATGGAAAAAGACCCGCAAACGCGCTACGCGGTAGAGTGCCAAATCAAAGGAAACGTAGTCAACCTAGCGGGCGAGGTTTCCAGCAAGGCCCATTTTGCCCCGCGACAGTTGGACTTGTTTGTGAAAGCAGCCGTGGCACAAATCGGCTACACGCCGGCCTATCAAAAACGCTGGGGCAAAGAAAACACCATTTGCGCGAGCGACCTGAAAATCAACGCCTACATCAGCCAGCAGAGCCCAGACATCGCACAAGGCCTGGACGGCTGGGGCGACCAAGGCGTCTTTTTTGGCGCCGCGTGGCCGACCGCTTCCGGCTTTCCGGCAGAAAAACTACTGGCAGAAAAGATAGGACGCGACCTAGCCAAGAACCCCAACCTCGGCATTGACGTCAAAACCTTGGTGGTTACGGACGAAGGACAAATTAAGCGCATTGTCATTGCCGTGCCGGTACTTAATGAAAAGGACCTTGCCAACCAAACCATTTATGACCTCTACCGGACGCTGGGAAAGGACGCGGAAAAGAAAATCATTATAAACGGCACCGGGACCTATCAAAAGCACGGACCCATTGCCGACTGCGGAACCACAGGACGCAAACTGGCCGTGGACTTTTATGGCGGGTTTTGCAAAATCGGAGGCGGCAGCCCGTGGACCAAGGACGGAACCAAAGCGGACCTGACCTTGAACCTTTACGCACGCTACCTAGCCAAGCAATTTATAAAGAAAAACAACTGGAACGTGCCGGTCTTCTGCGATATTGCCTGCGCTATCGGCAGGCGCGACATTGACATCTGCCTGCATGACGGACAGGGCACGATTTACAAACGCTATACGGAGCGCAAGAAACCGCAGGACCTAATAAAGAAATTTAAGCTGGACACCCCTATCTATGCGCATTTGTGCCGGGAGGGGCTGTTTAGCGGGATTTAATTATGGCGAACGAAAAGAACCTGCGGCCTTTTAACACTTTGACAGAGAGCGAGCAGAGAAGAATTCGCAGAAAAGGCGGCAAGGCGAGCGGAGCCAAACGGCGGCAATTAAAGACCCTAGCAGAAGAACTGCGGGCGCTTTTAAGCGTAGATATTGTGGACCTCAAAGGACGCAAAATGAACACTCAAACCGCTATCAGCACCGCGCTTATTAATGCCGCCATACACGGGGACGTGAAGGCTTTTAATGCCATACGCGACACCCTAGGACAGAAACCCACCGAGAAGGTGGAAACAAACGTGTCCTTGACGAGCAACTGGGAAACGACATGCAAGAAAAGCAAAAAGAAGTAGAAGTAAAGGTCATTATTCCTTATACGCCGCGCTATCCGCAAACGGAAATACATCCGCAACTGGAAGCGCACCGCTTTTGTGTGCTCGTTACCCACCGCCAAATGGGTAAAACTGTCTGTGCCATAAACCACCTCATCAAAATGGCCCTAACCAACCCCAAGCCGCAAGGGCGTTATTTCTATATTGCCCCCTTTTTGAAGCAGGCGAAAATGATTGCCTGGGATTACTTGCGCCACTACACAGCCCCCTATTTGAACGTGAATATCGGTACCGAAGCAGAACCACACCGCATTTGCGCGCTACGCATAAACGAGCAAGAAACCAGCGTCACGCTCCCCAACGGCTCCTTTATTCGTGTTTGCGGAGCAGATAACCCCGACGCCTTGCGCGGTACCTACGCGGACGGTGTAGTGCTGGACGAGTACGGCGACATGCGCCCCGACGTCTATACGGAAATTATCCGCCCTATGCTCGTGAGCCGCAAGGGCTGGTGCGTATTTTTAGGAACCCCCAAAGGGCAAAACCAATTTTTTGACGTATATTGCCACGGCGTGGAAGCGCACGCGCAGGACCCGGACGGCGAGTGGTGGGCCGGAATGTACCGTGCCGACGAAACCGGCGTGATTGCCCCGGAAGAGTTAGCCAAAATCAAGGCACAAACGCCCGACAATACCTACCGGCAAGAGTACCTGTGCGACTTTGCCGCAGCCGCAGAAGACGCCCTGTTCCCGCAAGCCGTAATAGATATGGCAGCCAAAAACGACCTGCCCTACACCGGCGGCGAGCGCGTGGCGGCCCTAGACATTGCCCGCTATGGCGCTGACAGCAGCGTGCTAAAAATTTGGGAATACGCGGGCCCTTTTAAATGGAAAGAGGTTGCCACCGAAGAGTGGAACGGAAAAGACACGATGTACACCGTGGGCCGCGTAGCAGAAGCAGGCCGCTCGTTTCGTTTTAACCGCCTTATTGTGGACGGCGACGGCGTAGGTGGCGGCGTAATAGACCGCCTCAAAGAGGTTGCAAAATTTACCGTTTTTGAATTTAGGGGCGGCGCGACCGCCTCCGACCCGGCACGCTATGCAAACAAGCGCGCGGAAGCATACGACGCCCTGCGCGAACTGATGGCAAAGGGCTACCTGCAAATAAGCGACCGGGCCACTTTGACGGAACTGGCAACGGTTACTTATTCGTTTAACTCGTCCGGGCAAATGAAACTTTTTAATAAAGAAGAATTACGCAAAAAAGGCGGCAAAAGCCCAGACCACGCGGACGCGGCCATGATGAGCACCGTGCTATTTAAGAAAGCCAAACAGGTGCATTTTAGAGCGCAAAACGCAGGCGACCTGACCGCGCAAAGCGACTTTATTTTTTAGCAAAGGAGGAGTATATGAGTTGGTTTAGTAAAAGTTTTTTACCGACAGTTATCGGAGGGGTTGGTGGGTTTTTAATGGGCGGCTATGCCGGTGCAGCTGTTGGGGCTGGGCTGGGGGCATATTCCGGCTATCAGACAGATAAAACGGAAAGAGAGCAGAAAAAAGCTGCCAAAAAAATGGAAGAAGAAATGGCTAAAAATGAGGTCAAGCCGACCATTGTGGACGACAGCCGCCAACAGGAAGAACGGCGCAAACGCAACCAACTCAAACAAGGAAGCGCCAGCACCGTGCTGGCGGGCGACTACCGGCAAAGCGCCGCTAAACGATTACTAGGGGAATAACTATGGACACACGGCAGCAGAAATTATATGACGACATCAAAAGACGTTTGACCGCCATGGAAACACGCCGCTACGGCTACGAGCGCGTGTGGCAGCGTGCTGCCGAACTGGCGGACCCCAAAAACGCCAATTTTACCGTGGAATACGGCCCCGGAGGTTTTAACAAAGGGACTAAAAAGACCGACAACACCGTGGCACAGGCTGTCCCCAAATGGGCGTCGGCCATTGACGGTTTAACCACGCCTAAAACCCAAAAATGGCACGGGCTGGCAACGTCTGACGAATATTTGAACGACCGCTACGCCGACTGGCTGGAACGCCAATGCGACAAACTCTTTGCTATCCGCTACGGCGCAGGCTCCAACTTTGCCAACGCCCACTATGAGAACTTGAAAAACATTGCCATTTACGGAGCCGGCCCTTTTAGTGTTACGGAAAAATACGGCTACGGCATATCCTACCGCGCGTGGCCTGTGCGGGAATTTTACACCGAACAGAACGCCGACGGCGAGGTGGACGTTTTCTTCCGTAAATTCAAATTAAACAAACGCCAAACCCTGCAACAATTCGGCCAAAATACACCCCGGCAAATTATCGTAAGCGACGATTTGAACAAAGAGTGGGAATTTTTGCACGCCGTCTATCCAAACGACGATTATCAGCCAAGACGCTTAGACCCCACGCACCGCCGCTACGCGAGCGTGTACGTTTGCCTTGCCACCCACGAAATCGTGGAAGAAAGCGGCTACAACGTCTGCCCCTTTTTCTACCCGCGCTATGACGTATTTGCTAGTTTACAGGAGCCGTACGGCTACTCGCCGGTTATGCAACTGATGCCGGAAGTGCGCACGCTGGCGGCTATGATGAGGACCAACCTCAAAACCGCCCAAAGAGCCAGCGACCCGACGTGGCTGCTTGCCAATGACGACATCATAAACGCGGCCCGCGTGGGCGTACCCAACGCCATTATTCCCGGCGGACTAAACGAAAACGGGCAACCGCTCGTCGCCCCTATGCAAGGCCCCAACGCCATGCCGTTTAGCTTGGAAATGCTCCAAGATATCCGCAACACCATAAGAGAAGGATTTGAATTAAACCTGTTTACGGTGCTTGTCAACCGACCCGATATGACGGCAACCGAGGTTTTACAACGCGCACAGGAAACAGCAACCCTTTTAAGCCCCACGACAAGCCGGTTAGAAAAGGAACTCCTGTCCGGCGTGATTACCAAGGAGCTGGAAATCTGCACGCGTGCCGGACAGTTGGAGCCTATGCCGCCCGAAATGGCAGAAGCTATGGCCAGCGGGCAAGTGGCCCTGCAGGTACGCTACGAAAGCCCTATCCGCAAGGCACAGGACGCAGGCACGGGAGCCGCCATTTTACGCACCGTGGAACTTGCCGGAGCCTTACAGCCCTTTGACCCCAGCATTAAAAACTTAATCAACGCACCGCGCATTTTGAAAGAAATCGCCAAGGTGTACGGCGCACCCGTCAAAATCTTCAATACGGAAGAAGAAAAGGCGGCTGCCGATTTAAGCGACGCACAACTGGCACAGGCCCAAGCCATGCTTGCCGCCGCACCGGTAATCGGCAAGACGGCGAAAGACCTGGCCGACGCCCAGCAGAAAACAGGCACGCAAGTGAGGTAAAACGTGAACAAACTACTCACGCTGTATCAGCGCTTATTTAGAAAGCGGCTCGCCTACAAAACGGTGTTTGACCCCGCTAAACTGGAGGTCAAAATCGTACTGGCGGACCTTGCCAAGGTATGCCCGGCAAACCCCGCACGCGGAACCGGCGCACCCATAGACGAAAAGAAGGTTTTTATTAATATCGGACGGCGGGAGGTGCTAAACCACATACTGGCTATGACCAACCTGCCGGACGAAAAATTAAATGCACTCGCACAGGAGGAAGAACAATGAGCGAACCGACCAACCCGGCTGCTGGCCTTTTAGACCCCACGCCGAACCCGCAGGAACCGACCAACCCGGCCCCGCAAGAACCCACGCCGAACCCGCAGGAACCGACCAACCCGGCCCCGCAAGAACCCACGCCGAATCCGGCCCCGCAAGTGCCGGAGGGCTATGTGGCCTTGCCGACCGATAAATCCACGCCGGAAGAACTCGCCGATTTTTACAGCAAACTCGGCAGACCCGAAAGCGCGGACAAATACGGCATTGAACTTGCCAACGACGAAGGAGCAGGCGCCAGCAAAGCATTTGCCGAAGCCGCCTTTAACGCGGGCCTTACCAAAGCCCAAGCCGAAGCCGTGGCCAAAGCGTCTAACGACTTTGTGGCCCAGAAAATGGAAGCGTACCGCGCCGAGCAGGACAAGCAAATGAAGGACCTGCAAACCGCGTGGGGGGCCGATTACGACAAAAACACCGAACTCGCCCGCCAAGCCGCCCGCCAATTTGGACTGGGCAAAGAAACGCTGGTGCGTATGGAAAGCGCCATGGGCAGCAAAGCCCTTATGGAACTTATGCACAAAATCGGTTCTGCTATCGCTGACCCCGCCCTCAAAGGCGTAGGCGCAGGCAGAAACCCCGGGAGCGCCAAAGCGTACACCCGCGAAGAAGCAGCAGCCAAAATGAAGGAACTGCAAGCAGATAAGGCCTTTGGGGCCAAATTTATGGCAAACGACCCCGAAGCCAAAAAACTGTTTGAAGAGGTATCCAACGCTATGGCAGGAGGAAACTAACTATGCCACAACAGGAAAGAGTGACCCGCGGACAGTTTATGCGCTTCTTTCAAATTGCTATCCGGCGCGGACCGGGCGGACTGCGCAAGGACTGGCTCTATACCCACCTTAAACCCATGGTGGATAACCTAGAAGCCGATTTGATAGACGACGGCATCCTTACCCCAAAAGACGCCAAAAACGCCCCGCAGAAGCCGGAAGAAAAACCTGTGGAGCAAGTACAGCAGGAAGAGGTCAAAACCGAAGCACAGACCGAAACCAAGCCCGTCAAAGAGCCGGAAGAAAAACCTGCCGAACAACCGGCTAAAAAAGCCGGCAAAAACGATTTAGGGGATGACCCTAAAAAGCCCGCGAGGAAGGGCAAAAAATAAACCGGGCAATTAGCCCAAGGAGAGAATAAATGAGCTTAACACCGAGCGACTACGCAGGCATTGAGAAACATCAAATTACGTTGAAATTCGCAAATGCCCTGCAACTTCTCGCCCAGCAGACCGTTTCCAAACTGGAAAGTTGTGTGACAGTAAAAAGCGGGCTCAAGGGCGCAACCGTTTCCCCAGCAGACCAACTGGGCACGTTTAGTACGAAAACGCGTGAAAATCGCTACGAAGAAACCCCTGCGGTTAACGTATCGCGCACGCGCCGCTGGTACTCGCCGACGATGAAGCACGGGGCCTACATTATTGATACCTTTGACAGTATCAAAATGGACTTAAACCCCCAAGAAGGCATCGTCCAATCCATGCTTGCGGCCTACCACCGCGACATTGACGCGACGATTTTGGCGGACTTTTTTGCCGCGAACAAAGTGGGTAAAGACGCTACTTCCACGGCAAATTTTGATACCACCAACATCGTTGCCAAGACGGACGCTTCCGGCGATGTCTTGGGAAAAATTGCGTTGGCTATTTCCAAACTGCAAGAAAAAGACGTGGACATTGAACAGGAAGAAATTTACATGGTAGTACCGCCTTCCGTAGAAACCGCGCTCAAAGATGCCGGCTTCTATGTGTCGTCCGACTACCAAGACAACAAGGTTTTAACCGGCAAAAAGCTCACGCCGTATGGGGGCGTGAACTTTGTGCGCTATAACCTTGCTAAAACCAACATTGGGTCCACCGAAACCCCCAACAACGTCTATCGCTGCCCGATTTTCTGCAAATCCGGCGTCGGTTTAGGCAAATGGGAGGATTTCGTCGTTTCCGTAGATAAGCGCGCGGACCTTTCTAACGCGACACAAATCTACATGGAATATGCCCTTGGTGCGACCCGTTTGGAAGAAGCAAAATGCGCCGCGATTGACTTTGCGGCCTAATGGTTGTTTTCCTCCCGTGCGTGCTAGGGTACGTGCGGACGGTAGAGGGGGCCGAAAGACCCCTTCTACCCAAACTAAAAAGGCGGGATTATGCAGTATTTAACTGACTTACAAATTGCCAATAAAGCACTAACCAAACTGGGGCTGCCTACCATACAGTCCTTTGACAGCCAAGAAGAAGCCGCACGCCTTGCCGGGGACATTTTTGGCACGGTGCGCGACTTTGAACTGGCAACCTACCCGTGGGCCTTTGCCATTAAACGCGCGGAGTTGCCCGCACTTGCGGACGCCCCCGCCTTTGGGTATCAATTCCAATACGCCCTGCCTGTTGATTTCTTGCGGCTGGAAGGCATTTACAACTACGGTGGCGATAGTAAAAATGCCTATGAACTGGAAGGAAATACCCTGCTCACAAATATCGGCGCACCCCTGCAAATTCGCTACATCAGCCGGGAATTGAACCTAGTAAAATGGCCCCCGTATTTTGTAGAAGCACTCGCCACCAAACTGGCCTATGAAATGTGCGAACGGCTAAAACAGGACCCGCAGCGAAAAAGCATCCTGTGGCAAGAATACCAAGCCATTATCGGCACCGCTAAACGCTGCAACGCTATCCAACTGGCCGTTAAAGACATGCGGCCCGGTTCGTGGGAACTGGCACACGATGAGGAGTAATTTATGGGAATTCGCGTCAATGCAGCCTTAAACCAATTTAACAACGGGCTGGTCAGCCCCGAACTGGAAGCCCGCACCGAAATGCAGGTGGCGGCTTATTCCTGCCGCCAGTTAGAAAACGCCAGCGTTGAGGTCGCGGGCGGTGTGCATAGAAGGGGCGGCAGCGTATATGTGAAAAACTACGGCGGAGTTACACAGAAAAAAGGCTGGGGCCAATGGGAGCGAATGTCCTTGCCGGCGAGGGGGGTTATCCCTTGCGCGTACATAAACGGACAATATATCGCTTCAGGCCCCATAAGAACAATAGGAACCTCTCAGCAAGTTTATGACACTATGTATGTGTCTAGCGATTTGAAGCACTGGGAGGCGCGTTCCATTGATACAAAATTATATTATTATTCCTATTTGCAGTTTACGCAGGTAGGACCCGCTTTGTTTTACAACAATTACTACACCACTGACGGCACGCATTGGACGATGTCCGCTGACGTTAGCCACGACCCCGCTTATTATAAAAGTGTGAGCTACAACAATGGCATATATTTATACGTTACCAAAAAACTATTAAAAATATCCACGGACCTGAACACTTGGAGTGAGGTGCCACTACCCACCCTGTCCGCCCGCCCGGCATATAATGACGACGGCCCAACTATATATGCTTCTTTTGTGGCAAACAATACCTTCTTTTTATTTTTATCGCAAACTGAAAAAACCAACGAAACGGAAAGAGGGTACAGAGATTATGATTATGTGTTAACCAGTAGCGACGGCACCAACTGGCAGGTCCATGTGACGCAAATGAGTTTTGCGAACTTTAAAAGAGATGGCTCAACTATGGCGTATGAGGGCGGTAAATACCTGCTGTTTGCAAATGGCGGAAGCCGTTTGTCGTCGCTGTTTGAAAGTGCGGACGGATACGCGTGGACTGCGGTATCTTTCAAATCCATAAATAGCTACCTCCCACTAAATATGACCGCCGGACAGGACACCGTATATGTTTTGCTTTCAAACAAAGATACCACCCAAAACAAAAGGGAACTTTATAAAAGCACTGACGGCGTCAACTGGGAGGCAGACGCATTCCAGCCGGCGAGTGTAGCCTATCAAATTTGTCCTTATACTTTCGTGGGGGATACTTTTTTCATTCGCGTTTATAGCGACGAAATCTACAAAAAACAATATTATAGTGCATCCAGCACCATAGACGGTACAAAAGCCGTACTCGTTCCCTTTGTAGTCAATCGCAATACTGCCTATGTGTTGGAGTTTGGCAATAAATATGTGCGCTTTTACAAAGACCATGGTCAAATATTGTCCGGCGAAGAACAGGGGCTGGTTGTTGCGACGCCTTACTCTTTAGAAGATTTGTTTGACAAGGAAGAACGGTCTCGGCTCGCCAGCGTGCAAAAAAATGACGTGCTTTATTTATTTCACCCGGACTATCCTGCCCATAAGTTAAAACGTACGGGGCGGTATAGTTTTGCAATAGAGCAGGTCCATTTCAAAAACGGCCCGTGGGAAAACATATCCAAAAACGGCATCAAACTAAGAGTGGATAAGCAAACAGGAACCGCCAATGTTTATGCCTCTAGTGATTTTTTTACCGAAGATATGGTCGGGCGTTTTGTACGAATTTATCACACAAATATAAATACGTTTGTTTGGCAAGCAGGAATGAGTGTGGTTGCAAACACTGAGTACAAGTCGGACGGCAAATTTTATACTTCAACCATCCAAGGAACTGCCGGCAACGTAAAACCAACCCATACCGAAGGCTCCGCTACCGATGGAAGTATGCAGTGGACTTATGTCCATAGCGGGTACGGCAGCGGAAAAATTACGAAAGTAGTCTCTGCCACGCAAGCAGTCGTAACGGTAGTAGAAACCTTCCCGGCTAGTGTTTATAATGCTCAAGGTTCTTCTGCTAATGCAAGTGAAACGTGGCAATTGTCTATGGCACAAAACCCCGTTTGCGGCTGTTTTTACAAAGACAGGTTATTGTTAGGTATAAACGGCGCAGAAGGACCTGTCGTTGCATTTAGCAAAACCGGGGATTATGAAAATTTTGACGACCAAGAATTTGGCGAACAACTAGCAAACTGCGCTATGAAACTGCCAGTTTTAACGGAACTAAGCGAAATTCAATGGCTCTCTGCGAGGGAAAGCCTGTATGTCGGAACAGCCGGAGCCGTAACAGAAATTGCGCCGCAGACGACGTCAAGTGCTTTTGGCCCGGAAAACATCACCTATAACACTATTACCCGCATTGGCAGTAACTGTTTGCCCCCAATTTTACTGGGCGGAAGCGAACTCTATGTTGGCGCGGAAGGCAAAAGCATTTATGACCTGTTGTACGTCAATGACAACCAAGCATATGACCCGCAAGAGGTGTCCCTGTTGTCGGCCACGTGGCTAAAAAAGGGCCTAAAAGCGTGGGCCTTACAGTACAACCCGGACCGCATTGTCTGGTGCGTAGTAAAGGACGGTTCGCTGCTGGGCCTGACTTACAACAACAGCCAGCAGGTGCGTGCTTTCCATAAACACACCACCAAGGGCCAGTTTATAAGCGTGGCCGTAATACCCAGCCCAGATGGACAAACAGACGAACTGTGGGCCATTGTGAAGAGAAAACTAAACGGTGCGGACACCTACTGCGTGGAATATTTCCGCGACGGACTCCCGCTGGATATTCCAGCCAGTTATACCGAAGACGAGCAGCAGGCATTCCGGCTAAAATACGCCTACTATGTGGACTGCGGCAAACAGATTACAAATGACACCGCCAGTGCCAGCGTGAACGGACTAACATGGCTTGCGGGCGAAAAGGTGGACGTGTTGGCGGACGGTATCATTTACCGGGGGCTTACCGTGGGAACGGACGGTACGCTTTTATTACCAAAGGCCGCTACCGTGGTAACCGTCGGGCTGCCTTACGAAACCACCTTTGAACCCCTGCCGGTACACGTGGACGGGGCCAACGGAACCGGCAACGCAAGAGCGCAACGCATAAACAAAATGGTCGTGCGCCTGCTGACTTCCGGTGGCTTTTGGTACGGCGAACGCGAAAACAAAATGGACTTTGCGTCCCTGCGCCGCCCGGAAGAACGGGCCGACGCCATAGCGCTCAAAAGTGGGGACCTGTTCTTAAATTGGAACGGCAGCCAAAGCCACAACGATGTGCTGGGGCGCGACATACCCAACGCCACCGGCGCACGAATGATTTTTAAGCAAAAAGACCCGCTGCCTTTGCGCATTTTGGCAATTTATCCGCAGCTGGAAATTACAAACGATTAAGGAGCGAACTATGTGGGGAATGATATTCGGGCAAGCCATGCAGGGCATTATGAATATGTACGGCGCGCACCAACAAGGAAAACAGAACGCGTCTATGTACGCCTTCCAAGCCCGACAGGACGAAGAAAATGCCCGTGCTGTGTCCTTAGAAACATCGCTGGCAGAAGATACCATGCGCAAACAGAACCGTAAGCAACTGGGCGAATTAGAAGCACGGCTGGCAGAGAACGGGCTTTCCGGCAGTACCTTTGACCGCGTATTCAGCGACAGCGCGTCTAACCTAGAACAGGACGCACTCAACTTGCGATACGAAGGACAGAGCCGCTGGCGCAACTATAAAAATAGCGCGGCTATGAACCGCTACGGCGTTACTATGAGCAAGGTCAATGCACGCAATGCCATGTGGCAGGCAGGCCTTAACTCCGCCGTGGGCGCCATGAGCAGTTATGCCATGTACAACGCTGGGAACGCCGCCGCCACGAAAGGAACTCAGTCCTTAGATCCCAAACAGGTCCAAAACATTATGAATTACCAACAGCAATACGCGCCGTGGACGCGCTAGGAGGAAATTATGCCGATACCACCCAAACCAGCCATACAAACCCTAGACCAGCGCACCACTCCGCAAGGCGTGCGCCAAAACCTGCATTTTGACCCCATGACAAACCCCGCCGCCACCTACCAGCAAATCGGCGACAACGTCATGAAGCTAACCGGTGCGCTTGTGTCTGCGCAGGAAAAATACAACGACCTGCGCGTGCAGAATTGGGAAGAACAGCTCAACAACCAGTACAAAGAAATGAACAATAAACTGGCAGCCAGCCAAAACCCTCAGGAATATGACGCCATTGTTAAGGACACCTTAAGCCAAATGCAGGCAACCGGCAAAGAATACCTCGGCGACAAACTATTTAAAAAATGGGAAGAAACCAAGGGCAACAACTACTATGCCGCCCTGCAAACAGACGTCACAGGCCAAAAGATAGGCCTTATGCAGAAGCTCAACTATAAGACCGCGCAGGAAACCACCGAGCGCAAGGCCTACGACTATGCCTATGCCAGCCCGGAAGAAAAGAAAGCCCTTGACGCGGAATACGGCGTCTATTTGGAAACAAACGACTTCACACCCGCCCAAAAGCAGGAACTAAAAACCCAGTACGAAAACCAAAAGGTCAACGGGCAACTGGCCTATATACTAGACAAAGACCCCTCCCAAATTGCCCGCATTGGTACGGACGGTAAAGTGAAAAGCATTATGGACGACCCGGACAAATTCAAAAACCTGTCCGTGGCGGAAAAAATAGAGTGGAAAAACAAAGCCCTGCGTAGACAGCAGGAAACTGCAGGAACCACAAAGGAAAAGAAAATAAATGACTTTTTAAGTAAGTTTAACCAACTATGGCAGGACAACCCCAGCCAAGCGGAACTACTCTATAAGCAACTATTAGAGAAGCCGGCGGACTTTGAAAAGAGCTCCGGCATGACCGCGCAGCAGGTAAAATCTGCCTATTCCTACATGAAGGACGTGCTGGAACAGGGCGAAGCAGGAGCCGAAAAACAAAACAACTGGGCCGATGTACAAATCAAATATAACAGTTTGGGCCTTGACAGCAAGGGCAATTTTCACGCCAAGCAAGGCAGCGTGGAGTACGACCGCCCCACCGTGGAACAACTAACCGACCTAATCAACGTGGTGGACGATGGAATCACGGTTAATGGCTTTGGCAGCGGAAACCGCAAAAACGCCATAGAAATGAAGCGCAACATTATGCACGAAATCGCCACCCAAATCAAAGACGATGATGTGCAACTTTCCAATGCATCCGGCTGGTTTAGCAGCGACACCGTGAGCGAATACATGAAAAAGCGCATAAAAGAGAAACTGGAAAAGGACCTGCATGGGGCCGAAATTCCGGACGAACTGGCAGCGCAACTATATGTGGACACCTTTAACACCTTGCGCCAACGCAACGTCAACCTTGCCGCCACCGATACGGCCAGCAAAGCGCAAGCCAAAGGGGAACTGGGCGTGGTGTATGCCACCCTAATCGGAAACCGCTACCTGATAGACGATAAACAGGTGGGAGCCGTACTGACAAACACCGGTGCGCTGCACAACGTAAGCACCGCCAAGAACCCGAACGCACCCAAACTCAAAGAGCCGCAAGGGTACAAGCCGGAAATGATAAACAACGTGGCCTACATGGTGCGCCGCGACAAAGACGGGAAAATTATTGATAAATATCCCGCTTGGATGAAATAGGAGCAAACTATGAACCTGCCGGAAGAAAGAACCGTTTATTTAGAAAAAGATAACATCAGCGTTAACACGACGTCAAACAACCCAGCGGAGGTGGAGTATTTGACCGCCCTGCAACGCTTTAATAAAAAACGTGACAACTACTTCTCTATGAAGCCCATAGAACAGACCCGCGCAGAAATCGCCCAAAACGCCGTACGTGAGCAGCAAAACAGTTTGCTGGGACAGATGCCGCGCGGAGCCGCCGGAGCCGCTGTGTCGGGCGTACAGACGCTGGGGCGCCTAGGGGTAGGGGCTATCATGCAAGCCATAAATGACACCCGCTACACTTGGGAACGGACCAAACTCACCGACAAATACACATGGGGAAGTGGCAACATTAAACGCGAAAATTACAAAACTGACGAAGAATACGAAGCCGCCAAAGCCAAGTATTACAACGATTTGAACGCCCAAAGCCGCCAACTGGAAGCCATGCACCAAAATGTGGACCGCTTCGCACGCGAGCAAATGCAGGAAATGAAGGAACGCCACGAGAACTGGCTACGCCACACCGGACTTGCCAAAGAAGAAACTGACGGTTTCCTGTACGATTTATCGGCGGGCGGCGCTTCGCTTTTAATGGCCCTGGGCACGGCAGCCATTACCAAATCCCCAGCAGCCACCGCTGCGGTTTTTGGAGCCATACAAGGGCGGCAAAGTTATGAGGAAGCCCTTGCCAATGGCGTCAGCCCGGAAAAAGCCGAAAAAATCGGCCTAGGAGCCGGAGCCGCCGAAGCCATACTTGAAAAGGTGGGGTTGGATTTCTTCCTGCGCGGGCTAAAAGCACGCAGCTGGGGAACCAAACTGGTACGCAACTTTTTAACGGAATCCATACAGGAAGGTAGCCAAGGGGCTGCTAACGAAATCATTATGCAAAACTGGGGCGGCAAAGAAGCCAGCATCCGGCAAACCCTAGAAGAGGTGGCCTATCAAGCCCTTTTAGGCGGACTTACCGGCGCAGGAGCCACCGGCGCACATATCGGAGTGGAAGCCACCATGCGGCGCATTTTCCCACAAGCAACAGCCGCCGCGCAAGGCGTACCCGCCAAAGAGGGCGAAAAATTGACACCCCCCAGCTTGGAACAAGTGCAAGAGCTGGTCCGCGCAAACGAAGGGCGCGAACTAACCTTGCAGGAACGCTACGGGGTTATTCTTGCCAACGGGCAAGCCAAACTGGAAGCCCTCGGTGTGCCGAAAGAAACCGCGCAGCAAATGCTCGCAGGCGTTATTTTGAAGGCCGGCAGCCGCGAAAGTTTAGAAGACGTACAACAAATGCTAAACGACGAAAACAACCCGGCAACCTATAAAAACGGGGACATTTTGGAAAGTGCCAAAGAATTTGCCGAAGCCGTGCGCGGTACGCAAAAAACGCTCACGCCCGAAGAACGCCAACAGGTATATGACATCCGCGACGACGTGCGCGAACGCGCCCTGGAAGCGGGCTACACCGAAGACGAAGCGGAAGCCGCAGCCAACATGCATGAAGCGTTTGCACAGCTGCAATACCAAATATCCGGCGAAACCCCACGCTCGTGGTACGAACGCAACCAGGTGCAGTTTAAGAACTTGCGCACACAGGAAGAGGACACGTCCTTTAATTTTGGAAACAATGCGGATTACGCCATAGACCGCGACGGCCTGCCGGATGACGGACCGCAGGTGGTATTCCAAGCGGCAGCGGCTATGTACCAAAATCCGGCCCAATCCCTCGTTGAATTTGTGGACTTTTACAAAGCCAATAAGGAAAACCCAACTGAACAAAGCAAAAGTTATTACCGGCTGCAGGCACAATCGGGGGCGGCTGTTGACGTACCGTTTAACCGCGTAAAGCACATTGACAAACGCCATCACCTCACGCCGCAACAATGGGCGGCATTAGAAGCGGGACTTGATAACGTGGAGTATGCCTATTACATACCCGGACAAAAAGGGGAAAACAATGGCGTTCCGGTTTTTATTAAAGCCAACACCGAACAGGGAAAAGCAGGGGCTACTTTGGAAATATTACCTAATGGACGTATTCTGTTAAATACCGCTTTTTTTGACAGCGATGCAAACATTGACAACTGGGCAAAAAACGAGCCACTCCAACGCCCTAGCTCCAAAAAGCCGGTTCTCGTTGGCAGTGGCACTCGTAGTATAGCTGATATTGCGGAAAATTTCAAGGCCCAAAACGAGGGACCAAACGTGCTGTTCCAGCCAGCGTGGCACGGAAGCCCCTCCGATTTTGAAAATTTTGACCTTTCGTATTTGGGAACCGGCGAAGGCGTGCAAGCACACGGCTGGGGCGTTTATGTTGCCGCCAGCGAAGAAACCGCGAGAGGATATAAAGAAATGGACGGCGGCTGGAAATACGACGGGGAACACAGCGTCATAGAAGACATCGGCGGTATTGATTACGCCCTGCGAATAAAAAACGGCGAACTGACTATTGAACAAGCGCGTCGTGATATTGAAGGAGCCATAGAAGACAACAGTACACTTATTGAAAAACTAAAAAAACAAGGAACCAAAACCCCCATGGAACAATGGTCCCTCGGACGTATTGAACAAACGCTTGAGCGGGAAAAAAAGGCCCTCGCCGCCATTGATAAATTTGACCCCGACTTGCTGCAACAGGGCAGCGGGCGCTTGTATAGAGTGGATATCCCGGAAAACGACGTGCTGCTTGACGAGCAGAAGACGTTTAACGAACAGCCGGTAAAAGTGAAAAACGCATTAAGGAACATGGCGAAAGACCATAACAGCAAATTATTGAGAGAATCTATTGCTGACAACGAAACGGGCGGAAGTATATACCGCGCTATTGCGGCCGATAATGAGAATTTTCTTAAAGAACACAATGAACAGAGCAGTCCTGTCATAACCTCAAAAAACGCTTCCGAGATTTTACTGTCGGAAGGAGTTAAAGGCATTACATACGAAGGGGCGATAGATGGGCGGTGCTACGTTGTATTTGACGATAAAGCCGTCAAAATTTTAGATAAATTCCACCAGGGCGAAGAAAACCCGCTGGGGCAAACCGAATTCACGGACACCGGCGCGGTTATTACCTTGCTGGAAGGAGCCAACAAAACCACCCTGCTGCACGAGTTGGGGCATGTTTTCCTGCGTGATTTTGAACGATTAGCCGCAGAGAATGACAATGCAGCCACCCGCCATTATACGCAGGTTATTGAAAGTTTCCTAGGCAAAAAGGAAGGCTCTCGCTGGAACCGCGAGCAACAGGAAAAATTCGCACGCACCTTCCTGGAATATATCCGCACCAAAGAGGTGCCGGACGCCCCCGAAATGCGCAGCGTTTTTGACCGTTTCAAGGACTGGCTGCAAGAAATCTACGACGCCCTGGACGGCACCCGGTTTTTTGAAAAGAACGTGAGCCAGGAAGCAAAGGATTTCTTTAATGAGGTGCTAGCCCCGCAAGCCGTACAGGTGCCGGACGCTGCCAAATTCCGTGGCAAGCTGCGACAGGTCCGCCAGGCGGTAGAAGACATTAAACACAACCGACTGCCGCGCGCCGAAACTGGCCTTGCGCTGGCCGACATCAAAGCCCTTTACAGCCAAACCAAACGCCGCATGCCAAAGGCCCCGCAAACCGACCTGTTGCGCGAGCTGCGCCGCCGTGGGGCTAATTACGCAGCTGCCGGACGTATTGACGCCGAAGCGTACCGCAACGCGCGCATTCCCAATAAACCCGACGGGATAGGGGATGATCCGGCCCGCTGGCTAACCGACGCCGGCTATATGGGCGAAGGGTACGGCGAAACCTACGAGTCACAAGACGCCATGGACCAACACGCTTACGACCTTATCCAAGCCGCCCTGGACGGCAAAAAGGTTTATCGTTTAGAAGACCAAACCGCCAGCACACAGCGCGAACATTACCGGGAAGAGCTGGAAATTATAAAAGAGGTATCCGACAACCTGGAAGGCGCACAAGAGGTACTGCGCAAGATTAACGAGATAGAGCGCAAGGGTTACCGCGTTTTAGACCGCGATGACGTGCGCCTGTTGGAAGAAAAACTCAAAGCCACCGAGAAACTGGCCGACACCGAAATTGACAAGCTAAACGGCCTGAAAAAGGATATTGTGGACGAAATCAAAAAGCGCGTGGACGCAGACCAGCTGGAAGCATACCTGGCCCGCATTTCTGTGGCCAAAAACAAAGAAGCCCTGGAAGCAGCCGTGCGCCGCACTATGCTGGCCATAGAAAAGGCCTACGTCAACCGCACGCTTCAAATGCTGAACCTTTTGCAGAACCCCCGGACCAAGGCCACCCTGAAAGAAATACAGACTGCATGGCAGGCCCCGGACGCAGACGAACAACGGGCCGAGCAAATACTGGCGAAGAAAGACGGCGTTGTGAAAAACTACTTAAAAGACGCCTTTGTCAGTATTAGCGACAGGCTGCGTCGCGTAGATAAACAACTGGCCCGCAAAATTGAAGATTTGCCGAGAAAGCGTGTCATGCGCAACAGCCGCTACCGCCAATATTTCGGGGACTACATAACCTATATTTACAAATACGTGGCTAAAAACCCTGAAGATTTTGAACTCCTGTCGTGGGCGCAAATGAACCGCAACGACCGGGCAGAAGCGGAAATCGCTGCCAAGTACAAAGACGTCAAATTAAACGGCAAGAACCTCGCCCAGCTCATAGAAGAAAAGAACGACGGCCTCAAAAAAATATGGGAAGAGGGCGTGAACCATGGCCTGTCTATCGGCTGGTTGGAAGCGTACAACCCGCGCCGCATGGCAAACACAGACGCATTCATTGAATTTTTACAAGGCACGTCGGAGTGGAGTAACATTGACCGCATACTCAAAATAATGGGTGTGGAAAACGGCACAACAGCGGAAAAGGCCATGGCAATAAACAAATATTTTAGAGGTTTTGAACCCAAGGACCTCGCCGCCGCGCAGCCCAGAAATATAAAGCAACGCGACATTATGTACGTTTCAAAGGCACTTAGTAAATTTTATAAGAACTCCTACGAAGCTCTTATGGACTATGCCGACGACATGGCAAAGGCCATAAGCATAAAAGAGGTCTTCGGCATAGGGGAAGACAACCTAGACGACTCGGTCGGCAAACTGGTGCTGGAAGCAAAAGAACGCTACCGGCTATCCTACCGAGAAGAAAAGCTGCTCAAAGACGCTATAACCGCTTTCGTGCGGCCCGCCAGGGCACACCAGGTAGTACACTGGTTTAAGACGTTTGGCTATTTGACCACCATTACCAGCCCTATCAGCACCATTAGCCAGTTGGAAGATATCGGCTTTGCGTGTGCGCAGTGGGGGCACGCCAACACCCTGCGCGCGTGGGGCCAGCGCGGAAAAGGCCAGTGGGTAAAACTGGAACAAATCGGCGCGGAAGTGTACGACGTAGATATGCGCAAAGAACGTGAAGGCTTTATGGATAAAGCCCTGCGCAAATTACTAGGCGTCACCGGCTTTACGTCCATGGACCGATTGGGAAAAGAAACCTACGTCAACTCGGATTTCCAGGCCCGCCAAAAAGCGGCAAAGGACAACCCGGAAAAACTGCAAAAAGAGTTGGAAGGCCTTTTCTCAAAAGAAGAAGCGCAGAAAGTTATAACCGCCCTAAAAGAAGGGGATTTAAACAACGAAAACTTAAAATCCCTGCTGTACTACGATTTGTCGGCGGTGCAACCTATGAGTTTGCTGGATATGCCGGAGCGGTACGCATTGGGCGGTGGTGGCTATAAATTGCTCTACCAATTAAAGAGTTTTGCGGCCCGCCGCGCTAACTACCTATACACCCGCACGCAGGAACAATTCCATGAAGCCCAAACGCCGGAAGAGTATGCAAAGGCGATTGCGGACAGCATGCGGTTTTTTGCACTGTTAATCGGCTACGGCGCCTTAACGAACCTGCTAAAAGACTTTATACTCGGCAGGCCGTTAGACGTGACGACCGAGCTGGTGGATACTATCCTGCAAAACGCCATGGTGACCCGCTACATGATAAAACGCGGGCGGCAGGACCCTGTAAACGCCCTCATAAACGCCGTAGTCCCCCCAACACTTGGAACGGCTAACGACCTATGGAAAGAGGGATGGCGCGTGCATAAAGGAAATATGGACATCAGCCAAATGAACATTTGGAGCCGACTGCCGATTTTCGGTAAGCCGTACTACTGGTGGTTCGGTGGCGGAAAAGCGATAACCGAGAAAGATAACAAAGAAAAAGGCCTGTTCAAAATTAAAGGGTGGGCCGGTAAATAAGGAGCAAATATGATAAGCGACGAAAGAGCAAAGCAGACTTTTTCCGGCAACGGGAGCAGTAAGAAATTTCCAATCCCGTTTGATTTCTTTAAAAATACGGCGGGAGTTTTTGACAAAAACAATCAAATCAGCGTGATTTTGACAGATGCCGCCGGAACGGAAACGACCCTCACAGAAGACACCGACTATGAGGTGGAAATACACAACACAGGACTCACGGAAGACACAGACGGCGAGACGAAACTGGACGATACCGGCAACAGCGGCAGCGCTGGTTATTCCGGCTATGTCGTCTTGAATACAGCCCCCGCCGTTGGCGAGAAACTGACGATTATGCGCGACGTGCCACTAGTGCAGGAACTGAACCTTGCAGCCGGGCAGGAAATCCCAGCGGTAGCATTGGAAGCCGCACTGGATAAAATCGTCATGACGCAGCAACAAATTAACGAAAAACTCCAACGCGCCATTTGTTACCCCGTGAGCGCTGAGGAAAAACCCAGTGCAGAAGGCTTTTTAGAGCAGTTAAACGAACTGAAAGACACGGCTCAAAAAGCGCAGGCAGAGGCCCAAAAGGCTTTATCCCAAGCCTCCGACTTGAAAGACGAGACCTTGCAAATTGCGCGGTGCGCACGCAATATAGCCGGTGCGGAAGAAGATGTGCCGGTGGATATTGCTATTTTGTTAGACGAGATAAAAGAGACACAGGAGAACTAAATTATGGCAGACGAAACGACTATCTATTCTGCGAAACATTGGGCGGCCAAGGCGGCTAAAAGCGCTACGGCAGCGGCAGGCAGCAAGGCTGATGTTGCGGCCAACGCTACTGCGGCGGCCACCAGCGCCCAAACGGCAAGCGAAAAAGCTGAGGATGCGGCCAGTTCCGCCACCAGCGCGGCGGCGAGTGCGACGGCCGCGGCTGGAAAGGCTACGCAAGCGGCTACTTCGGCCACCAATGCAGGGCAAAGTGAAACGGCAGCGGCCGCATCGGCTACGAATGCGGCGAACAGTGCCACGGCGGCGTCTAGCAGTGCAACTTCCGCCCAAACGGCCCAAACCAAGGCACAGGCTTTGGCCGAATTGTGCAAACAACTGGCCAATGCGCCGGAAGACCAAGCGGTGGATGTTTCCGTTCTGAACAGTTAGGAGGGCATTATGAGCGAAGAACAAGTTTATTCTGCCCGGCATTGGGCCGCCAAAGCGGCGGCCAGCGCGCAGGACGCGGCACAGAGTGCGCAAAATTCCCGTGGCCTTGCTATCGGGCAGTTAGTGTGGAGCCAGTCCTCATTAGCCAAAGACAACCCCGGCTGTTTGCCGCTTTGGACGGGCGAATACTACACCAACGCCTCCACGCTGTACCCCGATTTTTACGCGTGGGTCAAAAGTCACTCTGAACTATGCAAAACAAAGGCCGAATACGACGAACTGGTGAACACGGCACAGGGGTGTCTGTTCTATGTGGTGGACGAGGTGGAGGGCTCCTTGCGTTTGCCCAAGTATAAGTTGGGTGGGCGCGTCTTGGTGGATAGCAAACAACCCACCGCAACATCCCCTTCTTGGTATAACTTGTATTCTGACGGCTGGCTTGAACAGGGAGCCAGATATGAAACCAACGTAAATATTGAAAATATCACGTTCTTTAAGCCGTTTGCGAGTGTTCCGTTAGTTTTAACCAGCGTGCAATCAACAAGCAGAACAAGGTATAACGACTTTGGGATTGATGTTTACAATCTAACTACTACTGGTTTTACAAAGCAGGATTTGCGTACTGTTGGTATGGGATGGGGCTGGGAAGCCAAAGGAATGGGTGCTAGTTGACAAACACCAAAATTATTTGTTATAATAGTCAGGTAATAAAATACCTGGCTATTTTTATTTGACAAAATCAAAAGAATATGCTACACTATATTAGGAGATATATATGGTACTATTTACATTATTTTTATGTGCATTTGTTTTAATTGCAGTATATGCTATTGAAAGGGATTCCAAGTATTAATATGAAAGCAATAATCGAAGTAGAAAATATAACTTCCAAAATTACAACCCCTTTACCACAGGATGTTCAATTTCTTTTAAGAGATAACTTATCTTATGTGGTATCTGGTGCAATGTTTTCAGAATATGCAAAGCAAGGTATGTGGGATGGGTGCAAACACTTGTATAGTATGAAAGCACAGTCATTTCCAACTGGTTTATTAAGAAGGGTTTTAACTACCCTCAATGATTGTAGTTATAAATACGAAATAATTGATAAGAGGGTTAAACCAGAGTTAGGAAAGGAAATTAAATTAAAGAATATAAAATTAAGGGATTATCAAGAAGAAAGTGTAGACATACTTTTTAATAAAACTAGGGGATTATTGCATTCAAGCACAGCATCCGGAAAATCCATTACGCTTTCTTCTTTACTAGGAAAACTTAATATAAAATCACTGATTATTGTTCCAACCACCTCATTATTACACCAAACGGCAAGTGTTATACAGAAAGTTTTGGGTGTTAAAGTTGGAAAGATAGGTGATTCCATTAAGGATATTAAAAAGATTACGGTTGCAACATTCCAGTCTTTGGTAGATTCTGACGACACAAAAAAAAGAAAACTAGATTCCGAAACAGGTAGGTGGAAAACAGTTGGTGCCAAGAAAATGGAAGTAAGAAAAGACTTAAAGGAATATCTTAATGGTGTAGAGTGCCTTATAACGGATGAGTGTTTTCCGGAGTTGACACCAGTAAATACAGAATATGGCTATATGGACATAGCAGAAATTGTTGAGAACGAACTGCCCATTAAAGTATGGAGTTTTAATATAGAAAAACAACTGTTTGAGTTAAAACCCGTGGTTAGGTATTTTAAAAAACAGCATGCGGATATGACAATCGTTGTGCATTTTGACGATGGAACTCGTGTAGAATCTACTTCTAACCATGAATACTATGTACTGGATAATGGTAAAGTAGTAAAGAAGTCTGCTGAAACTATAAATGAGGGTGATAAAGTAATAACTATGCCTACAAGTGTGGACCACAAATCTAGTAATACCAATTATATGCTATCCACAGTTGAGAGTTCAGATATTTTTCTCCTAGGACCCAGATATGTATACAACATTGAGGTAGAGGGAAACCACAACTACTTAGTTGGTAATAATAAATTGGTGTCAAATTGCCACCACATTATATCACAGTCCATACAAAAAGTATATGAAGCATGCCCTAATGCTTATTATAGGTATGGGTTATCTGCAACTCCTTTCTCTGATAGGGATGAGGATGTACTAATTGAAGCAGCCACAGGCAGGGTATTAAAAGAATTATCTGCATCTTATTTAATTAGTAAAGGTTGGTTATCAAAACCCACCATCCATTTAGTACCATACAAACAACAAAGAGGTGGAAATTCTACAACTTATGCAGGTTTGTATAAGGAAAAGATAACTGAAAATGAGGAAAGAAATAAGTTATTAACCAAGATTATATCTATGCGTGCAGATATGGGAGATAGTGTACTTGTATCTGTGAGGTATTTAGAGCACGGAAAAACACTTTATAATATGCTAGTTGATAAGTATGGTGATGACGTTGTATTTGTAAATTCCAGTGTATCAACTAATAGACTAAATGAAGTGTTAAAAGACTTATCTAAAAAGAAACTCAAAATATGTATCAGCACCTCTATTTTGCAAGAGGGTGTAGACGTACCGTCATTAAATACATTGGTGATGGCTGGTAGTCCAAAATCCAAGATTGCAACAATGCAGTTGGTTGGTCGTGTATTGAGAAAGACAGATGATAAAAGTACAGTTGATGTATATGATATTCAAGACTACAACACCAAGTATTTTTCTTCTTCTGCCAAAGAACGGTTTAATATTTACAGTTCTGAACCGGAATTTATTTTGAAAGAAGATAATATGTTTGGGGAAGAGAATAATGGGAAAAATTAAATTATACAATGACGACTGCCAGAAAGTATTAAAAGACATACAACTTGATAAAGTAATAATGGTTTCAGACCCGCCGTTTAATATAGGTTATCACTATGCAACCTATAAGGACAACAAATCTGAGAACGAATACTTTAATTGGTTGTGTGGTATTTTTGGGGATAAACCATCAGTAGTAATACACTACCCAGAAAGTCTATATAAACTAAGTATTAAAATAGGTAAAGCACCCACTAGGGTGGTATCATGGGTGTATAATTCAAATACAGCTAAACAGCACAGAGATATTGCTTTTTTTGATATTAAACCAGATTTTAATAAAGTTAAACAGCCATATAAAAATCCAAACGACAAAAGAATTAAAGAACGAATAGCAAGAGGACTAACTGGTTGTAAGCTATATGACTGGTGGAACATAAACCAAGTAAAAGATGTGTCCAAAGATAAGAGTGGTCACCCCTGTCAAATGCCACTAAAAGTAATGGAGAATATAATTGGAATACTACCAGAAGATTATACAATCCTAGACCCATTTATGGGTAGTGGCACTACTGGTGTTGCAGCAGTTAATCTTAATAGAAATTTTATTGGTATTGAGTTAGATAAAACCTATTTTGGTATAGCACAAAATAGAATTAAGGAAGCAATATCAAAGAGTAAAGAACTTGACAAAAACAATTAAATATGGTATAATTAGTTATGAAACCTTTTGACTTATACAGATTTGTAATATCTCTTACAAAAGAGCCATATAATACCAAAAAACTTCCTTTTTATTTGGCGAGAGCGAAGAGTGCATTAACCAAATTAAAGAGTATGAATTGGGAAGACGAGGATATAAAGACTATTATTTGTAAGGTAGTATCAATTACTTCTAGTGGCTGTTATCCAAATACTTATCAGTATATTATTGGTGTGCTAAATAATATTAGAATATCACCTCTTATAAAGTCTACAAGTGAGGAAGTAGATAAGGAATATACGGATTGGATTAAACAAGAGATTGAGAGGATTAAGAACAATGCCAAATATTAAGCTATACAATACTGATTCTGTGATAACATTGACATCACTTATGGAACAAGGGGTAAAGGTAGACTGCATTATTACTGACCCTCCATATAGGACTATTTCTGGTGGTAGAAATGACGACTTGTCAAAGGATAGGTGGTGGGGGTCTGTACTTGATAAAAATGACGGGAAAATATTTGAGCATAATGATGTAGACCACGAAACATGGTTAAGGATGTGCTATGACATACTGTGTGATAGTGCACACATGTATGTAATGACAAACTTGTTAAATTTATTTGATTTAAAACAACTAGCAGAAAAGGTTGGTTTTAAGTTGCACAATCTTTTAGTTTGGGAGAAAAATAATAGTACACCTAATAAGTGGTACATGAAAAACTGTGAATACACTTTATTTTTAAGAAAGGGTAAAGCCTTTCCTATCAATAATATGGGGTCACAAACTGTTCATAAGTTTAATAATATTATTGGAAATAAGCTACACCCAACGCAAAAACCAATAGAATTGATGGAATACTATTTATTAAATTCTTCCAAAGAGGGAAGTACCATATTAGACCCATTTATGGGTAGTGGTACTACTGGTATTGCTTGCGTAAATAACAATCGCAATTTCATCGGTATTGAATTAGATAAGCAATACTTTGATATTGCACAAAATAGAATTAAAGAAGCAGTTGACAAAAAGAGGAATAATAATGCTTAGTCAGTTAGACTTAAACTATTTAGAGTTATATAAGAAAAAGTATGTATTAGGATGCCCAATTTGTGGTGGCAGAGATTCCTATTGTAATTGCTGGCGTAAGTACAACAATGAAATCAAAAAGATTTCGGCGGGTATTCCAGTTAAGTATAGAAATTACACAATGAAAGACTTTACACATCCACAGTTAAAGCAACAGAAAGACTTTGTAGAATCCATTATTAGTGATTTTGATAATTTAAGGTTATCTGGTAGGGTGCTGTATTTTTATGGTTCTTCTGGTACGGCAAAAACAATGTCTGCAATTTTAGTTTCTTGTGAAGGTATCAGAAGGGGATATAAGGTACACTATTACGAGTCTTTACAGGCAATTTCTACACTATTAAAACAGGCTTGGTCTTCTGATGAACCTGCTTCTGTAGCAAATGACATTACTTTATCTGATTTAATTGTAGTAGATAACTTGGGGTCTGAGAATATATCCAATGAAAATATCAAGTCGGAAATCTATAACTTGTTTAAGCAAAGAAGTTATAATTGTCTACCAACTATTTTTATTGCTCCTGTATCTATTAAGGACTTGAAATTACAATTAGACAAGAATATTGTAGAGCTATTTGATTGCAACCAGATTACTTCGGTTCAATTCAAAGGATTTGACTATCGTAAAGAAGTGTTGGAGAAATAAATGGAAAGAGATTTACTATCACTACTTATTAAGAATCCGTCTGTTGTTATCAAATGTTTGGAAGCAGGTATTAAATCTTCCATATTTGAAGATGAAAAGTATGCTTTATTCTATAAAACAATTATGGCTTATTTTTCAAATTATAGAGTTATCCCAACGGAAGAAACATATACCAAATTCTTGGAAGTATTAAATATAGATACAAAGTTAAAGGGTATGCTGCCTATTGTATATGTAGATGTAAAGGGGTATACAACGGATAAGCCCTTGGAATTTATCTTGGATTATATGTTAAAAATGTATAAAACAAGAGCCATCAAAGACTTACTTAGAAATCAAATTGATAACTTGAAACCAGACACCATAGATGATGCGTCTGCAATTATTAACAGGGATATTTCCAAAATTCGTTCCTTTGGTGTATTAGAGGGTTCTGAGGGGGACTTTAGATACTGTGGTGCAGACGCTTTGGATTCATACTATAAAGCAAAAGAAACTGGCGTGGTAGGGTTAAAGTATGGATACCCATCATTAGATGTTAGAACAGGTGGACAAGGTAGTGGTGAGTTATGGATTATTATGGGTTATATGAAGGCTGGTAAGTCAACCATGCTATTAAATATGGCCAATCATGTGTGGCATTCTGGAAAAAATGTGGTATACTTTTCGGCAGAAGTATCTAAAAAAGTATTAGACAGAAGATTAACTGCAATGAATATGTATGTGCCAATTAACGCAATTAAACAAGGTACATTAACACACGACGATGAAATGCGTATGGTATCTTTTTATGATGAAGCGAAGAAGTCCAAGTCTTCTCTATACATTGTAGATAGGGGTGCTATGACAACAGATTACATCAGGGCTAAGATACAAGAATTAAAATCTATTATGCCAGTTGATTTAGTTGTGGTTGACTATCTAGGTATTTGTAGAACAACTAATTGTAGGTCTAATGCAAAAGAGTATGAATATATTGGTCAGATTGCTTGGGATTTAAGGGATATTGCAAAAATGGAAAATGTACCTGTGCTTACTGCACACCAGTCAAATAAGGAGAAGGGTATTTCAAAATCCATTGACGTAGGTAGGCACTGCGACTTGCTATTACAGATTGAGTTAACAGATGAAAACCAATTACAAGCTGGGTCTGACTTGGTAGATATGGAAGCAATTATAAAGTTAACCAGAGATTCCGCAGGTGGTAAGTTTCCGCTAGAAGCGTCCTTTTCGTATGGTATTATTAAAGAACCAAAAAGAGTAAATGCTTCACTTGCATTTGGAACAGGTGCAGAGGAAGGACAATCAGATGCAGACTCTTTCTAACTTTTTTGTAGTAAAAGACAAAGAAGAACTAGTCTACCTAGAAGGGTATGCTTATAAAGTATGGAATGACGAATATGTTAAATCTGCCGCATTTGCAGATACTTCACATTTTAGGCAATTTCCAGAGTTTTTAAGTAAAGCATTAGACTGGAGATTAGCATTAAATGCAATGTACCCAAATGTACAACTTAGGTGCCTAGCTAGTTATGGGTACTACAATAAAAAAGCACTGATGTATGCAGAGGACAAGTTTATTAGCCATTTAATACAGGATTATATAATTGTAAAAACAAATAAAGAAATAGATTTGGATGTACAGCTATATTGGCCAGAAAGGGCATACAGGGAAGGTTTTAAGGATGCTTATCACAAATTATCAGAATATCACAAAGGATGACTTGTTAGCAGATAAAGATACTATTATTTTGTGTGATTATCCAGCTATTGGTGTGTGGAATCCATTTGGTTCTTATAAAGATAGTCTGAACATTTACAAATTTGTGGATTTTGCTTATTTAATTCCAGGACCTCCTTTATCAAAAAAATTAAAGAGTGGATACCAGGTTCCACAACATTTTAAGATAGAGGAATACATACAAGATATACTACCACAAGAAATAAATAGGTTAAAGAAACATATAGAGAGTCATCCAAATAAAAATTATATTATACCACCTTTGGGGTTGGGGTTACAGAAAGGGCTTGTATTCTATTTTGCAATAAGACCTTTTCTACCAAGGGAATTACAACATTACAAGAATGTTACCCTTATGTGGAATAATATAACTCCGGAAGAAGTAATGCGCCCACATTGGATGATGTATGATAAGTATAAAGGGCGTGTGGTAGAAACCTCAAGACCACAATTAAATGTAGCAATGTATATGCAGAAACACTTTGGAAATGAGGTAGATTTGGAAAGATTAAATAATGATGATATACTAATAGACTTACCTAATGGTATATACTCTCAGGAGAGCTGATGAAGACAGAAACGATGTTTGGGGCAGAAGCCCGCGAAAAATTAAGAAAAGGTGTAGAAAAGACTTATGATGCAATCGCACCCACCCTTGGACCTAAGGGTAGAAGTGCCATCCTTAGTTATGGTAAATTAAGATCTTCTGTAACTCTGGACGATGGTGTATCTATTGCAAACTTTCTTGTACTAGAAGACCCTTTTGAGAATGAGGGCACAAAACTCATTAAAGAAGTTGCTTCAAAGACCAATGACAATGTGGGGGATTCCACCACTACTTCTACGGTTCTTACTTGGAGTATGCTTGATAATGCAGTTAAAAACATTACTTCCGGTGCAAACCCTACTCTTGTAAAGAAAGGTATTCAAGAAGCAGTTAAGTTTGTGGTGAAAGAAGTAGCAACAAGAGCCTTGCCAGTGACTTCTTTTGAAGATACCAAAAAGGTTGCAACTATTTCTGCCAATGATGAAGAAATGGGTAAAAAGGTAGCAGAAGCCATTGAAGCCGTAAAAGGCGGCTTGGTATCCGTAGAAGAAGGTACAGAAGAAGGTATTAATATTGAAGTAGTAGAAGGTATGCAACTTGGAACTGGTTATGCAAGCCCTTATTTTGGTATTAAGTCTAGTAATGGCGTATGCACCCTTAAAAATGCCTATGTTGCCATTTTAGACCGCTCTGTGTCCAATTTAGAGGAATTAATGCCTGTACTTCAAAGAGCAAAAGAAAGTGGCCGTTCTATTCTTCTTATCTGTGATAACATTTCTGGTAGTGCATTACAATTATTAGTTAAGAACTATGTAGAAGACAGGATTGACGTATGTGTGGTTAAATCTCCGTCTGGTGGTTTGAATAAAAAAGAATTATTAGAAGATGTGGCCATTTAT